CCGTTGGTCAACGCTTTGGTATGGACACAACCAACCAAGCGTCAACAAATAACGCGCAAACGCAGCAATATAACGCTGCTATGGCTAACGCTAACTTAAATAACCAGCAGCTTTCACAATTATATAATCAGCAATTGCAAAGCGGGCAAATGAGTAACGCGGCAAGTAATCAGCAACTTGCGCAGAATCAAGCGGTTCAACAGAATCCACTTAATATTTTGCAAGCGCTAAGAACAGGCGCTCAACTTAATACGGCTAATTTACCTGCGGTTGGCGTATCTCAGCCCGGACAGCTAGCTAACTGGCAAGGCGCGGATATGTTAGGCGCGGCTACTGCGCAAGGTCAATATAACCAAAGTTTATACAATGCACAAGCGGCGGCTAATGCGCAAATGATGAGCGCAGGTATTGGCGCGGCGGGAGCGCTTGGCGGCGCGGGCATTAAAGCGGCGGCGTCTGACAGAAGGCTTAAAAAGAACATTAAACGCATTGGTACGCACGTTCTTGGCATTGGGCTTTACACATGGGATTACTTGTGGGGTGAGCCGTTTGCTGGCGTTATGGCGGACGAAGTGGAACAAGTCATGCCAGAAGCTATCGTTATGCACCCAAGTGGGTTTAAAATGGTTAATTATGAAATGCTGGGGTTAGTGTAATGATGTTAGGTGAAGACCAACACGCAGCGCTGGTGGCTGCACTTAGAAACCAACCGCAATACCCGCGAGGTAATGCCGCGCCGTCAGCGCAATCCATAATGGAGAACGCGGAAGCGCTTGGTAAGGGTTATCAGGCTATTAAAGAAGCTGGCAAAAGCGACGCACAGCAGTACGCGGATGAATTTGGTCAATATGACCCTCAATTTGCGGCGATGCAAGCTAAAACACCTGACGAGGGTAGCTTTATGAACGGTTTGCAAAACAAATGGAATGGGCTATTTGGAGGTGCGAGTGGCTAGTTTATACGATGAAAAAGTGCTTGGTGCTAAAGATAGAATTGCTTTAGCTCGTAAGTTACAAGAACAAAGCGCTAATCAACAAGCAGGTCAAATGGTTAGCGGATGGTACGTCCCGAACACAGGCGGCGCAGTGCTTGGCGCACTTAACAATGTTCTTGGCGCGTATGAAGAAAAAGGCGCTAAAGAAGATTTGGACAAAGCAGAGCGTGAAAAAACGGCTGCTACTATGCGAATGTTTAACTCAGCAGGTATTCGTGTACCTGAAGAAATGGCATTGCAAGCTGGAACGCCTGAGCAAAAACCTTCTTGGTGGGATAAAACGTCGGCATTTGTTACAGGTGGAGAACAACCTCAAACCGTACCTGCCAAACCTTTAGAGCAAAATGTTGCTCAGAATGTTACGCCTGACCAATTTGAACAACTTGCACCCGCAATGGCGTTAACGTCGCCAGAGCTTGCGTCTACAATAACATCTATTGCTAATAACAGATACACTAGAGCTACTCAAAAAGAGCTTGCAGACGCGCTTAGAACGGATAAACGCGAACAATTTGATATATCTGAAGAAGGAAGAAACGAAAGAGCAAAAGAAGCTAATCTTCTTCGTGAAACTATTGCTAATCAGGGTAACGAGACTCAAAAAGCAATCGCAGCTTTGGCTGCCGCGTCCAGACAAAATCAAGGGAGTGAATCATCTTACACCCCGGTGACTTTTGAAAATGGTGAAAGAGGTAGGTTTAACAGAAGAACAGGTGAGTACGAACCAGTCACTAATTTGCCCGGAGATTTGACTTATAAAGCGCCTAAAGGGTTAAGCCAAGCAGCATCTAATTCTTTAGAATATGGTACTCGTATGCAAGATGCTGACGCTATTATTGAGAAAGTTGGCACTAATTATACGCCGTGGAAACTTAAAGCTAGTGAAAGCGCCACAAATATACCCATTATTGGCGCGGCAGCAACAGGAATGCTACCTGTAAATGAACAGCTATTAAAACAAGCAAAAGAATCATTTATTCATGCTAAGCTGCGTAAAGAGTCAGGTGCTAAAATTGACCCTAATGAATTTGAAGCTGCGGACAGAATTTATTTTCCCCAGCCAAACGATTCACCAGAAGTTTTAGCGCAAAAAGCGGCATCAAGAAAATCAGCTATTGAAGGCGTTTTGTCAGCAGTTCCTAAAGACCAACGCCCCACGGTTGGCGGCGCGTTAGATGGTGCTTCCGTTCCTGTCGCCGCGCCTATGCAACCCCCAGTACAACGTCGAGCGCCTATGCAGTCCCCAGTACAACAACAGATGCCTATGCAACCGCCAGTACAGCAACAAATGCCCATGCAACCGCCAGTACAACAAGCACCGGCGAAGCCTCAATCGCTTCAGCCGGGGGAAGTGTACAAAGGACATGTTTATCTTGGAGGTGATTTATCTAATCCAGCTAGTTGGAGAGCGCAATAATGTCTATGCCGTGGGAAGATTTTGCGCCGCAAGCGCCAGCTAATAAAAATATGCCTTGGGAAGACTTTACTCAAGAATTGCCGGCGGTACCTAAACGGTTTGCCGAAGAAACGCCGCCAACACTTACGCAAGACGCCATAGAATATCTTAAATCTACTGGGCAAAACATCGGTAATATTTATGCTGGAGCGGCGCAAGGCGCGGCTGATACGGCTATTAATTTAGCTGATATTGTTCATGCGCTCCCCAAAAAAGAACAAAACTTAAGCTCTTTAATTGCCCCTAATCAAACTTCAACTGCGCAAGACTACAAAGCGGCTATTGAAGCTAAACTAAGCGGGTTAGGGGCGGATACGAAAAGCGTTCCTTTTGGTGTTGGCCAAGTAGTCGGCGAATCAATTGCCACCCTTCCTGTTGGAGGCGTTCTTGGAAAAGCCGTTGGCGAAGGAGCTAAGGTTTTAGGGCTCGCCGGTAAATCTGGCATACCTGAAAAGTTAACTACCGCGCTTAAATACGGCGGTACTAAAAACGTCGTTGAAGGTGATTTCGCTAAAGATTTAGGCTACAGAACACTAGGCGGCGCAACTACGCAAGGCGTTACAGGCCAAGTTATTGCGCCAGAGAATAACATGGGGGTATTAGATACTGGACTTGGCGCTGGAATTGGGGGCGCGTCGGCCACTCTTGCGCCTGTTGGACGGTTTTTAGGTAAGGTTGCAGAACCTGTGACTAAAGCAGGGCGTGAAGCAATACTAAACAGAAAACTGGAGTCTTTAGCAGGAGGTAAAGATACAATGGGCGGGTTAATTGACCGCTTGCGTAACAAAGGACTGACTCCAGAGCAGCTTGCAGTAACTATGGATTCTCCTGAAATAGCTGCGTCTATTAGAGCATCCGAAGAAAAAGTTGACCCTAGCTCTTGGATACTTAAACGCGACGCCGAAGCAGAAGCATTAGCGTCAAGAGTTAATCAAGCGCAAAGCTCGCTTAACGCTGTTCATCAAGGTGAAATGCCTGTTAGTGGAGTTAGCGTTAACGCGCCATATCAGAACGTGCGAGATGCACAAATTGCACAAAAAGGCGCTCTTGAGGACACTAAAGCGGCGCGTACAGCAGAGCTATTACGGCAGGCAGAAACACAGCAAGGGGCAATACAGCAGCAAAAACAAGCGTTAGAAGGAAGCGTTGCACAACCTGCGCAACGTCCGCTTGGTGAAGCTATTATAGGGCGCAAAGAAGCGCTTGAAAGCCAAGCTAAAGCGGCGGTAAGCCCGCTATATCAACAGGCTTACGATTTAGCGCCTGCCCCTTTTAGCTTTCAACCTTTACTTGATAAAGCAGAAAAGATTAAAAATAAAGTTTCTACTGCTATTGACCCTAAAATTGCACCTAAAGTTCACGAAGCCTTAGACGTGTTTAAAGCTAAAGAGAGTGAAGCGCCGATACTATTAGACGCTAAAGGTAGGCCAATGAAGCCCGTATCGGCGGATTTACCTTATGGTGGAACGCTACAAGATATTCATGCTTTACGGTCTGCCGTGTTAGAAGATATTAGAAGTATCGAAGGAAATTCTGACACTAGCGCTAATCTGACACGCGCTAATTTATATAAGTTAAAAGAAGGTATTGACGCGTCTATAGCTCAACACGCGCCAGAAGAAGCGAAAGCTATGTTTAATAAAGCCAATGAGCTTTATAGAACAACAGTGGCGCAGCCGTATCGTGAAGGTATGGTAGATAAGCTAACGCGTGAGAATACACTTGCTCGGCCTCAAATTAACCCTTCTGAGGTAGCCGATAAGTTTCTTCACCCTGACCATGCAACTGACTATATGCGGGCGTTTGGTAACGACCCAGAAGCAATGCAGGCGATTAAAACCGGCGTTGAAGGTAAGTTTAACAATGAGGTTGTGCAGGGAAGTAAATCACCTGAAAAGTTTTTAAAAGATAATCGTGAAGCGTTGGCAACGTTAGATTCTACGGGTCTTGGTATTCAAAATAGACTTGTTGAAATTATGCGCGGCATGAAACAGGTTGAAGGAAGTCAAGCGGCGCTTGGCGAACAAGTTAAAGCAATCCCTAAAGTAGTAGATGAATCGGTTGCAAACCAACAGCGCATTATTGGCAAATCAGCCAAAGATTTAAGTGGTGCAACTGATGCGGAAAATTTAGCTAAAGTAGCGGTTAACGCTGACGCTCGCGTAATGGGGCGCATACTGCACAAATTAACACCTGAAGCTAAACCAGAATTAGCACGTCAAGTCATTAGCAATGCGTTTGAGCCTATTACCGCAGGCGTTGAAAGAGCAGGTGATAAAACGGCTAAAGCGCTTGAAAATTCGCGTATTGCTACGCTTCTAAAGGCTACTTATGGTAAAGAAGAAGGCGCAGCTAAACTGGCGGATTACAAAGATACTGCGCACGTTCAATCAATGATTGAAGACATTAAAAAAGCTACACCCAAACATCCTTATGACACCGCGCAAACATTGGATAATTTGACTGAGGGTAAGCCTCAAGTTAAACGCGCGGTAGAAGACATAATGACAACTATTAACGACCAAAGAAAGTTTAATTTATTAGCGGAACGCGGGCTTAAAGCCGACGAAGGCACTGCTAAACTAGCTACAAAATCAACGCCAGCTACGCCGTTTTCATTAACTACTTGGGCTTCAGTAGCTAAATGGGTTCACTCATCTTTAATAAAAGTTGCGGATAAGTCTATTGCAGACCAATTATCCAAAGAGCTAATGTCGTCTGAAGCGTTTGCTAATGCGTTAGAACGGGCGCAACAAGGCCCATCTCAAACTAATTCGGCTTGGGCATTGCAATATGGTAGAATCCTCCCACGCACTGCTGCTGGCGCAGTCACCTCAATAACAGGAGAAAAATAATGGCTTTTAATGGCTCTGGGACATATAACCTGCCTGCTGGCAACCCCGTTGTTACCGGCACAACGATTTCATCATCAACAACTAACACAACCAACAGTGACATTGCAACGGCGTTGACAAACTGTATCACGCGTGACGGGCAGTCTACGCCGTCAGCTAACTTGCCAATGAACGCTAAGAAACTCACAGGTCTTGCCGCTGGCACGTCTGCGGGGGACAGTGTGCGCTATGAGCAGGTGGTGCTTTCTGCTTCATTAGGCACAAACGTAGCGACGTTTCTTGCAACACCCTCAAGTGCTAACTTAGCGGCTGCGTTAACGGATGAAACTGGAAGTGGCGCAGCGGTATTTGCAACTTCACCTACACTTGTCACACCTGTGCTTGGCACACCTTCTAGCGGTACGCTGTCATCTTGTACCGTTGATGGTACAAATGGCGTTGGCTATATTAACATCCCTCAAAACAGTCAATCAGCGGCTTATACACTTGTTGCTGCGGATGCAGGAAAACATATCTTCCACCCATCAACTGACGCTAATGCTCGGACGTTTACTATCCCTGCAAATGGTTCAGTAGCGTATCCAATTGGCACAGCAATTTCGTTTGTTAATATGACTTCTCAAGTGGTCAGTATCGCAATCACAACAGACACGATGTATTTAGCTGGTACAGGCACAACAGGCACACGCTCATTAGCGCAATACGGTACAGCAACAGCACTTAAAATGACATCGACAACTTGGATTATTTCTGGTGCGGGGTTGACCTAATGAGCGGAATTCAACAAAACTTTGCATATGGTCGTTCTTTTGGTTTTGCTAATGGATGGCCTGTTGCTAATATTGGCGCGGCATACGGAGGTGGCTTTTTTGCAGGGCAAATAAATGTGTCTGGCACTAAATACAACTTAGTTGTTGCACCTAAAGCATCTGGTGAAAGCACAGGTAGTACGTGGGGCGTTTATGGAACGACAACGGGAATAACGTCTGTCATTAATGGACCTACTAATAGTGCTGTGGAAGCAGCGTTAGGCTATCAAGCTGCCGTATTTGCTGAAGGCTTAACAATTGGAGGATATAGCGATTGGTATCTACCTGCTAAAAACGAGCTAGAAGTGCTGTATTATTTCTTAAAACCGACTACTATCCCTAACAGTACTTCATCGGGTTCAAATGCTAATGCGGTATCACCAGAGCCTATTAGCACAAACTACACAAGTGGCTCACCCGCTCGAACAAGCTCGGGTATTGGCTTTAGAACGGGGGAAACAAATGCGTTTGCCTCTGAATCCTATTGGTCTTCTACTGAGTTCGATGCTAACCAATCATGGATACAGACCTTCGACAATGGTACTCAGAACAACGTCAATAAGAACAATAGTCTCTACGTCAGAGCTGTTCGGAGAATCGCTGTGTAAACAGCGTTAATTAAATAGGAATAATAATGTACATACAAATAACAAACATTGACGCAGACACGGGTATTCTTTGCACAGAAGCACCAATGCGTACAGGACCGGCACTCCCAAATGTAAAAGGTTTCCAGTTTATCTTTCAAAACGAATCTGACTTCCCTATTGCTTCAAATGCCGATGGCTCACTCAGCACAGCACCACTGCTTTATGGAACGTGCGATGATGATGCAGACACAACATTAGTTGGCGTAGTTAAAGTGCTATCAGAAGTTGAATTTAATGCAGATAAACAAGCAGAACATTTAGCACGTCAACCATACCCATCATGGGTAGGTGATATTAATACTATGTCGTGGCAATCACCTGTAAGGTATCCGCAAGACGGTAAATACTATCAATGGGATGAATCAATAATTAACTGGGTTGAGGTAGCTTAATGGAGCATTTTATCTCTTTATTATTCCTCGCAAGGGACGTTGCGCATCGTGAGCATCTACGCACTAGAAGTTTTGCCGCGCACATAGCGCTTAACGACTTTTATCATGAGATTATCGAGCAAGCGGACGGCATTACAGAGGCGTATCAGGGCAGCTATCAGCTCCTTAAAGACCTTGAGATTATCGGCAGTAAAAATGTCGATAATATTGAAGACTTCTTAAAGAAACAAGTGACGTGGATTGATGAAAACCGCTATAAAGTCTGCGGTAAAGATGACACGCCAATTCAAAACTTGATTGATGGGATTATGGAAACCTATTTTACCGTTCTTTATAAACTTAGATTCTTGAAGTGAGGTCGAGATGCCTGACGAAGCCTGCCGTTTAGCTAAAGTAGAACAGCGCATTGATGCGCTAGAAGAAGTGTTTGAAGACAGAGGGAAAAAGCTAGACGCTATCATAGCCGCGCTTGATGAGATGAAAGCAGAGCAGTCGCGCTACAAAGGCTTTATCGGCGGTATCGTTTTTACCGTTGGCGCGTTGTTTTCGTTTCTCACATGGTGGTCGGGTAAATAATGGAATTCCTACAGTTTGCTTCGGACGTAGGATTCCCTATCGCGGCGGCGACTGGCGGAATGTATTTTGTCTACCTGACGCAGAAATTCTTGCTCGATAGTGTGCTTGAGAAGATTAAAAGCCTAATAGGCATCATCAAGCAACTTGATAAGCGCGTTACCGCTATGTCATGTGACATCACCAAAATTGATGATTTGGCGTCAACGGCGCTTAACATACCGCAAGAAAAAGACAGACCAAGACCGCCTCCTGTTGAGAGGAAAGATTAATGGACGCCAATGCAATCGCTAAATATATTAACCAGTATGGATTCCCAATTATTGCCGCTGGCGGCATGGGTTATATTGTTTACTTTGTATGGCTTTGGGCAACCACCGTCGTAAAGCCTATCCTGCAAGAAGCCACAGACGCGCTAATTGAGCTAATCGACCAAGTGCGGGTGCTGGATAATGACATGATAAGACTGACGCAAAAACTGACCACTATTCTATTGCTACGAGAAAAAAAATGAAGATAGGTGAAAAAGGGTTAGCCCTAATTAAAGAATTTGAAGGATGTAAGCTATTGTCATATAAATGCCCTGCGGGCGTGTGGACGATTGGCATAGGCTCAACTCGCTACGCTGATGGAACACCTGTGAAAGTCAATCAGGCGCTACCAACCGAAGCAGCGGCTTTGCATTTACTAGCGCAGACGCTTGCCCCCTACGAACACGCTGTAAACGCAGTTAAGGTTGAGCTAACGCAGAACGAGTTTGATGCGCTGGTATGCTTTTGCTATAACATTGGCACGGGCAACTTTGTTTCGTCAACGCTTGTTAAGATGCTAAAAGCCGATGAACCTAAGTCTGAAATAGCGGCGCAGTTTCTGCGCTGGAACAAGGCTGGCGGTAAAGTATTAGCCGGTCTTACTCGACGCAGAAATGCAGAAGCGGAGTTGTTTTTAAGCGAGTAAATCATCACGTTCGCGAGTCGCGCGAAGGATGCAATAGCGCTGATGCAATCGCACTAATATAGAGCGTCTACGTTTACCGTGACGCTCTGATTCAATCATCACCTGTAATTCACCTTCTGTGTAAGTATTCAAATTAAAGAAGATGTCACGCCATGTTAAGTTGTTCATTTTAATTCCTCTAAGGCAATATCTGAAATTGCGCGTTTGTCATGTAGACTTGCAAATATGCGCTCGTCTACGGTTTTGTCTGTTAGCAGTACATAGCAATATACGGCGTTCTTTTGTCCACTACGGTGCAATCGTCCAATGGTCTGCTCATATCTATCAAGTGACCAAGGAAGCGACAGGAACACCATTTTACTGCCGCCAAATTGAAGGTTAAGCCCATGCCCTGCTGACTTAGGGTGGACGAGCAGTAATTCCACTCGCCCTGCGTTCCACAATGAGATAACACCTTGCTGGTCAATTGTCCGCGCATTAGGGTATCGGCGTTTAAGTTCTTCAAGCTCTGCTTGAAAGTTGTACACAATAATCGTATTGGCGTGTTGGTTTTCTGCCAGTATTTCGTCTAGTCGGTCAAACTTGTGGCGCGAAAACCATGCGGTGGGTTGCCCTTCAATATACGAAAACCCGCTAGCCATTTGTTGCAGTTTGTTTACCACCACAGCGGCGTTAACCGCTATGATTTCTTTATCGTCGTAATACACTACAAAGTCTTTCTTCATCTCTTTGTACTGCTTCATATCCATTGCGCATTTGACCGGCACAACGTTAAGCGGGGGTAAAGTATCCATATACTCTTGCGTGTCGATAAGGTACGTTGCAGGCTTAATTACCGCCATCACGTCACGCAGTGAAGTGGACTTAGCTACCCATTCACCAAAGTCTTTGTTAAGAAGCACAAAATACGTTTGAAGAAAGGCGGTCTTAGATTTTCCAAGTAGCGCTGTGTCCACTATCTTGCATTGCCCAAATACGTCCTCAAGTCCGTTACTGGTAAATGAGCCGGTAAGACCCCATTTAATTTTAAAATCCTTAATGCGGGCAAACAACGCTTTAAAACGTTTACCTGATGGGTTCTTTAAAACAGTCAACTCGTCAAACACCACGCCGTCAAAGTCAGGCAATGGCGGTAGCGTTTGCAGCGTATCGTAATTAGTCACCACTACCTGCGTTGGTTTGTTGAACGCGATTAACCGTTGCGCGTAAGAGCCAACGGCGATAGATACTGTCAGATTTGGCGCCCACTTGGCCGGCTCTATCGTCCACACGTCCGTGCAGACACGCTTTGGCGCTATCACTAAGAACCGGCGTACTCTCCCCGTGTCGAGCGCTTGCTGCATGGCGGTTAGCGTTATCGCTGTTTTGCCTGCCCCCACTGGGGCGAGAATCATGCCCTTGTCTATTTGGCTCAAAAAGGCAACAGCTTCTATCTGATTGGGTCTTAGCATTGATAAATTTCCATCTTAAATACGCCGTTTGTGGGTGGTCTGCCATCATTGGAATGGTGCAGCAAGGGGTATAGCATATCCATACCCCATTCATCGTTTTGAGCTTTGGCTTCATCTATCCCGCCAAGGTAGCACAAAGTCGCTAACCTTTAGGGGAATAAACGGTACAGAATCTAGCCATTTAAGCAAATTCATGTAGTTTTCCATATCTTCGCCACGAAGGCCTTTGATGGTTGGGTCTTGGTCAACAGGTCCACTTTTAAATGCGTACATTAGAAATTCTCCAATTTGATTAGTCTGTCTAAATACCATCTCGCTTTGCGTAAATCTTCACCGCCGCCTTTTTCTCTAAAGCGCCATTGATACTTAAAAACATTACCGCGCAAATACCCACGAAACTCATCTTGCGTAAGCATTGCTTCCATCGCGTCAATGCACTGCATCTTGTCGCCTTGATAATGCGCTGGCGCGTTTACTGCGTCGCCATCTACATGAACACTGTCACCTCTTAGCATAATGTCATCTCCCAACGTTTAGGCACTATGTAGTGCGTTTTTAAAAAGTCCATAAAGTGCTGATTACGTCGTCTGCCCATAGGTCGCTTGGGCTTACTTCTGATTTCTTCGTCGCGATGCTTTTTAGCCATTAGTTTGGCGCAGTTTTGTTCTAGTAAACTTTTCTTAAAATATGCTCGAGAATAGCCATTTTCTATTCGACGAATAAACGGCTCACCGCGCATGAGCGCTGACACGCTAGGGTAGCGCAAATCGTTTTCGTCGCAAAAGTCAATCATGGTCATTTCATCTTCGCCTGCTTTAATAACCTTGATGTTGCTAATGCTTAAGTTGCACGGATTGCCGTCTAAATACTCTACTGCGTCAGTATGCTCCGGATACCATCCATAAGCTAAAAACACGGCAATCTTCCACGCTAGAAAATAGGAGTGCATACCGCTTTTCTTGACGTTAATGGTGGCGTTTTTGTTTTTCCAACTAAGCGCGGCAGGCGTATTTGCGCCGCCTTTGAAGAAGTGTCCGGTGTTACTGTTGTATCGTATCGCGCTTCTTATAATCTCTAAATCTTTATCTTTCATTTCCACTTACCACGTCAAAAAATCGTAATCTGTCGTCCATCGTCAAGTTGTTTAGCGCTTTATATAGCTTGCGCGTTTCGCCGTTGTGCTGACGTACCAAGCGCCGGCATCTAGCACGAAAGCGTTGCTCGTTAAGCTCGTTAATTAAGCCAAGCGTAAACACTTCGCTAGTAAATCTGTCTTTTAAAAAAGGGCTAAGCCCTATAAATATTTGTGAAATGTTCATCTTTGGTGCCGTATATCATTAAAAATGGGTCTTCGTTCTTTGCAGCGGTCACATTCGCGGTAACCAAGACTATTATATATGCGCCAATGGTCATGTTTACAGTCAACCGTTGTTGGCGCAGGCGTCACTGGTGATATGGGTTTTACTAATGACATAGCCATAACCCCGTTAAAAATAGTACGCCAATGTAAAACATGAGCGCTGCAACGTCATCGATTTGCATTACCCTTCCTCCAGTGCGCGAAGCATTAACTTTAATTGCTCGATTTCTTTGAGGAGTTGAAGTTTAATTTTTTTCAGCTCCTTCTTGTTTTTTTGAGCCATCTCAAGGCGTTTGTAACATTCGTCTTTTGTCATTTTGCTACCTCTTTTGCTATACGCTCACCAATCCACGCAACAACTGGAACTGCCCAGCTATTGCCTAATGCTTTATATCGTGGCCCATCTGGACAATTCTCAGCGGATTTATTACGCCAAGGTATCTGTGTATAACCGTCTGGGAAACCTTGCAGGCGTTCACATTCTGTGGGTGTTAATCTGCGTACTGCCATTTCATAACCTACAAATTCACGCTCACCACCTTGCCGTGAACCTTGTCCTTTGTAATATGACGCATCAAGTGGGCCTGCTACATCAGACATGGTGCAGATACCATGCACACCCGTTGCGTTTAATGTGTATTGCAATTCTTCTTGACTGCCTATGCCATTTCCACCGTTATGGTCTTGTCGATTGATAATGTTTTCTGCAATACCATAAGTAACTGGAATATTCCCACCACCACTACCATAAGTTGCTGACATCGTTGGTAGCACATCACCTACATTTTGAACTCTAGCGTCTTGAGCGTGCATCTCATATACCGATTTAAAATTCTCATAAGTAACTAAATCAGTCGCATCCTTATAATCACGAGCAGCGCAAGTGCTTGCAACATCTTCAGTGCTATATTCACCTATGCGTTGTTTGTTGTATGTTCCAATGCCGCTTTGAGCATCGGTGGCAGTTGCTTCCCGCGAGATTCTGCCCGGCGCAGTATCCCTGCGCAAGCCATCGAACTCAAAAAGAACCTCTGCGGGATTGAACCCGTCTCTAGCACTTGCGACAACAAACACACGTTTGCGTCGTTGGGCCAGTCCGAAATATTGGGCATCGAGGACGCGCCACGCGACTGCTCTTTTGGGTCCAAGCACCATACCAGCGTTTGTCCATTTTTTCCCGGATGGCTTAAGCTCACCATCTTCTCCTGCGAGTCCAGCCAGAAAACATCCGAAGGCATTGTCTTTGGTGTTGAGAACTCCGGGGACGTTTTCCCAGAAGATAATGGTTGGAATACTTCTAACTGTGTCAATGGCATCTGCTATCTCGCAAAAAATGAGTGAAAGGTTTCCTCTTGCATCATCAAGAGAGTTTCGGTTGCCAGCAATACTGAATGCTTGACATGGCGTACCACCACAAAAAACATCTGGTGCTTCAATTTCACCAGAAAGAATTTTCTCTGGTAGCTGCGTCATATCACCAAGGTTTGGCACATCTGGATAATGATGCGCCAATACTGCTGATGGGAATGGCTCTATCTCAGCAAGCCAAGATGCGCTCCATTTAAGTTTATTCCATGCTACGCTTGCGGCTTCAATGCCGCTACATACGCTTCCAAATTTCATTTTGACACCATATTACCTTGCACATCGCGCGTCATTTCATAAACGCCATACACTTTACCGTCACGAAGCATAAATTCGCCAATGTTAGTTTTAATAATGTTTTGATACTGCCTGTGTGTTGCGTAAATTGTTAACGTTGACGCAATAGCGCTAATTAAGAACGCGCCAACTGCAATCCAAAGTAGTTCATCTTTCATTTTTTCTTTCCTTTAATTAGCGCTTTGATTTCATCTAAATCGGTAACGCGCCACAAGAATGATGGTGCGCCTGCTTCGGAGAATCGTTTACTGCCGATTGGAAACACACCTGACCGGCGAATATGGTAATCCATGCCAGAGCGACTAATTTTATATTGCTCACAGTATTTTTTTATCGTTGTTTCAGTCATTGTCTGCCCCATTTACAGGCTTTAAATCAAGTATGGCTCGAAAATAACCTGACCTAAACGATTCAATCCTTTGTTTCGCAGTTATATCTTTTTGGCGTTGTGGCTCTAGTTCTATATGAGCGACCTTTTCAGCTAGTTGTTGCTTTAAAACTACAACAAGCAATTTTAAATCACGCTCTGCCGCTGCATACCCCCGTTGATACATTTCGCGTGCCGTCTGCGGTGGTTGTTTTTCGTTCCATTTATGGAGCATTTCCAACATAGAACATGGCCATTCAACATTTACTTCTTCTTCAATAATTAAAAGTATTTCTTTAAGTTGTTCTTTTGTTAATAAACTCATTGTACTGTCCCCGTTGCACTATCATTGCAAATTGCGCCAATAATGCGCGTCGGGCGTTTGAATAATTGATATGCGCCTACTGCAAAGGTATATTCTTCCTTTGCGTTGTTGCACGCTTGCATAGTGTCGTAAGGTATTGCAACGCTTGTGTACGCGATTACCTCATGCGTGGTTGTTTTGCCACGTTTGTCGATATTAGTATCAACAGTCAAAAACGATAATGTTAGTGCTAGTGTTGCGCTCATCTCATCACCTGCTTCATGATTTTACGCAGACGTGTAATTTCAGTTAGCGCTGACAAATGTAAACGCGCCATTATTAAGAAGCAAAACAGCATAATAAGGTATGCCAAATTGCTTTCATCAAGGTATTGTAAAAATTCAATCATTATTCTCTCTCCAGTTGTTAATATCTTCTTTGCTCCAAAGACAAGCGTACTTTTGATTAAGTTTGCCCATGTCTGATGCAAAAACTTTTTGCAGTGCTGACAGCTTGCCACCTGCGGTTTTAAGCTCAATAAACCATGTACTGCCATTAGGTAAACACACAATTCTATCTGCCACTCCTCGACAAGCAGGGGAGGTGAACTTATACGATTTGCCGTCCATTTCTTTGACGACTTTTATTAAGTATTTTTCGATGTCTTTTTCTAACATGGCTAAAGTTTATCATTGCAAACTTTTCTTTGCAAACTTTTTTTGATATACTGCAATCTCATTAAACAATTAGAGGAAGACGATGCCCCTAACTAAATGCGGTAAGTTTTATTACTACGGCAGGAAGTCACGAGTGAAGATGATGGACGAACTAAACCAGCGGTACGACGTGGATGTAGACCACGTTAGGCTTAACTTAAAACAATATTGGAAGAAACAAAATGATTGCAACAACAGCCTATATACTAATTATCGCTGTAACAACTCACGGTGAGCTTACACAATCAACAATCGAATTTGCAGATAAGGCTTCGTGTGAAAGCGCGGCAGTTAGACAGGATTTTGCGTTTAAAAATTTGCAGTTTGCAGGTAGATGGAATCTAACCTGCCACCCTTATCAACTTAGTGGAGAGAAGAAATGAATAAAGAACAAGCACTCCGTATCTTAAAGTTGCTATCTGGTTTAGAGATGTATGTTTTTATGCAAACCGATGTACCCGACCACCACAGTGATGAGTTGATTAAAATTATTGACGATTTATCTGACTATGTTTTGGAGAAAGACAAATGAGCCATTCAAGTATTGCTGGCGGTAGCACCGCCAAACGAGTTATTGCTTGTCCTGCCAGTGTTAAGTTGGTGCAACAAATGCCACCTAAACCATCATCATCGTATGCCGATGAAGGGACGCTTTGCCACCTTGCAATGGAAAAACTACTCACTGAGGATAACTTTAACATTTACAGTTTGTCGTATGCGGGCATTGATATGACAACTGAGTTGGCAAAAGAAAAGATTGAACCGGCGCTGGCGGCGCTTGATGAAATTGACCCTTCTAAATCGATGGAGTTTACCGTTGAAGCTAACGTAAGCTACGGTGATTTCTTGCCTGACGTGTTTGGTAGCGTTGACCTTATTGGCAGACTTGGCGACCGCGCTGTTATTCTTGACTGGAAGTTTGGCAGTGGCGTTAGCGTAGAAGTGGAAGAAAACGAGCAGCTCATGTTCTACGCCGCCGCCGCTATGCGCACAAAAGGGCTAGAATGGGTGTTTGATGGCGCGGCATCTATTGAGCTTGTGATTGTTCAACCCCCGTCTGTTAAACGCTGGAAAACCACCGCTAAACGCATTCGTGAGTTTGAGAAAACGCTCAAGAAAGCTATTGATTTATCTGAAACACCTAATGCGCCATTAGCCAGTGGCAAACACTGCAAGTGGTGCGCGGCTAAACCAACTTGCCCGTTAATGACAGGTGAGGTAGATAGGGCGCTAAAGGCAACGCTTGACAGTATCGATGCAGAATCTATTGCAAACTATTTACAACAAGCTGAGATTCTGGAACAATGGATTACCGATTTGAGAGCATTAGCGTTTCAAATGCTTGAAGCGGGTAAACCCGTCCCAAACTACAAACTTGTTGCGAAGCGTGGGACAAGAAAATGGACTAACGAAGCGCAAGCAGTTGAATCGCTTTTGGCTCTTGGCCTAACAAATGACGACATCTACGATTCCAAATTGGTTTCACCGGCGCAAGCAGAGAAGAAATTAAAGGCTCTGAAACTGCCTATGCCGGATGATGTTGTCGCAGTGGTATCTTCTGGCAGTACAATGGCGCACGAATCTGACCCGCGCCCTACTGTCTTATTAATCGGGCAACAATTAACAAACGCCCTCAATAAACTATAGGAAACTAAAATGTCTAATCTAACAGTATTTGGCAATGCCAACCTTCCAGCCGTAAATTCAATTTCATCTGCACTTCGTAACCTTCAGACTGACACCAATACTTCTGGTGGCGTGACTATCCTTAAAATGGATAGAACAGGTCATTGGGTATATGGCGCGTCTGAAACTGAAGTGGATAATGATAGCGTGTGGGCAGTTAATCCTTTCAGTTTCACGCACGGCTTTATTGCGTGGGGTGAAGGTGAAGTATTAGGTGAGAAAATGGTAAGCGTGACTGAACCATTGCCACAAGTTGAACCTGCGCCTGCCGCGGCTAAACGCGGTTGGGAAACGCAAGTGGGCTTCTCCCTCAAATGTATCGACGGTGAAGACAAAGGCGAAGAAGTACGCTACACAGTCACCAGCGTAGGCGGTAAACGCGCCGTGCAAACATTAGCAGTCAATATCGCTAATCAGGTAGAAACAGACCAAACTAAACCTGTTGCTGTTGTATCTCTTGGTAAAGAACATTATCAGCACAAAGCCTACGGGCGTATCTACACCCCGATGTTTGACATTGTGCAGTGGATTAGCCTTGACGGCGAACCTTCAGAAGACACACCTCAAGAAGTCATCGAAGATGACGCGCCTGCCACCCGCCGCAGACGCGCATAACCGATAAGGAGAGGGCGGCTGAAAGGCCGCCTTTTTTTATGCCTATACTTTATATCGATTTTGAAACAAGAAGCGAATGTGATTTGCCTAAGCATGGCGTTTACAATTACGCGCAAGACCTGACTACTGACGTGCTGTGTATGTGCTACGCCTTTGATGATGAGGACGTGCAGACATGGACGCCTGATATGCCGTTTCCTGACAACGTTCGCAACTTCACGGGTCAGATACGAGCGCATAACGCCGCGTTTGAGCGGCTAATCTTTTGGTACGTTCTACAGATAGACTATACGCTTGAGCAGTTTTACTGCACCGCTGTGCAAGCACGAGCTAATTGCCTTCCGGGCAGTCTTGAGGATGTTGGACGTGCTATCTCTAGCGAGATGCGCAAAGACCATCGTGGCAAGATGTTAGTTAAGCAGTGCTGTACTCCTCCGTTTAACACCAAATTGCTACCTGAGCTTATCGAGTATTGCCGTCAAGACGTAAGAACCATGCGAGCAGTGTCTACTGCACTGCGTCAGTTGACAAATGACGAGCTTGCAGACTATCACGTCAACGAGCGCATTAACGACGCAGGTGTTCTCGTGGACGTTGACTTGTGCCGTGCCGCCATGCGCTACGCTAGCGTTGAGCTTGAGGAAATCCAATCTCGCGTCGTGGAGCTAACGGACGGTGCAATTAAATCTGTTCGTTCACCGAAGATGCGTGAGTGGGTGCTTGAGCGTGTTGGTTCTGTCGCTCGTGAGCTAATGTGGAATGGTGAGAAGTATTCTATCGACAAAAGCGTTCGCGCTAATTTGCTGTTGATGGACGACCCTGAAGAAATTCCGCCGCACGTTGCGGAGGTTATTCAATGCGCTGATGACTTGTGGGCGTCGTCTGTGGCGAAGTTTAGCCGTCTGCTTTCTCTTGCAGATTTTGAAGACCATCGTGTGCGTGGCGCGTTTGTGTTTAATGGTGGCAGTGCGACTGGTCGAGCGTCGTCCTATGGTGCGCAGGTGCATAACTTTACGCGTAAATGCGCTAAAGAGCCACAACGGGTGCGTGATGATATGGTCGTTGGGCGTGACATTGTTCCGGTGCATGGCAAGCGTGTGACGGACGTTTTAAAGGGTATGCTTCGCCCTGCGTTGATGCCTGCCGCCGGTAATGTTTTTGTGGTAGCAGATTGGGCAGGTATTGAAGCGCGTGTGACGCCTTGGGCTAGTTTGCAGCATGGCAGTGAAGATGTGCTTAACGTGTTTCGCAGTGGCGAGGACATTTACGTTCGCGCCGCCGCTGGTATCTTTAACCGTCCGATGGATATGATAACGCCTGACCAACGTCAGATTGGTAAGGTCGCTATTTTGTCGTGCGGCTATATGGGTGGGGCTGGGGCGTTTGGCGCGATGGGTAAAGCCTATGGCATTTCACTGCCTGAAGCGGAGGCTAAGCGCACCGTTGACGCGTGGCGTCGCAGTAACTCATGGGCGGTGCAGTATTGGGGTGAGCTTGAGCGAGCGTATATGTGCGCCATGCGCCATAAGGGGCGTGAGTTTACCGCTGGTCGCGTGACGTATCTGTTTGACGGTGTGAATTTGTGGTACGCCCTGCCGTCTGGTCGGGTGCTATGCTACCCATCGGCATATATTGAAGACGGGTCGGTATCTTACGCTAAGGCGGCGTGGAAACCCGCTGCTGATGCAGTCGAATGGCCGCGAGCTAGGTTATGGGCTGGACTCGCTTGTGAGAATATTACACAGGCGATTGCAAATGATTTACTTCGTGACGCATTAGCGCGAATCGGGCATACTGTCGTGCTTCATGTTCACGACGAGATTGTGCTGGAAGTGAAAAAAGAAGATGCGGCGACAGCCGCGCAAGACTTGGAAACCGTGATGTGTAGCGCCCCTGCGTGGGCAGAAGGATTACCCTTAGCGGTTGGTGTATCAACATTAGAGAGATATGGAAAATGAATTTTATTACTTACTTGGAACGTATCGCGCCTGAAGGCGAAAGTATCCTTTTAGTCAAACAAATTGCTAAAGACAACGGTCAGTTTGCATGGCCTGCTTATCTTCCTTCTCGATACGACGGCAAAGGCGCGTGGTATGGCAATACCGCGTCGTTTATCTCGTCACGTTTTAAAGATGGCAAACCGTCTGCGAGTGCGGGCAACTGCGAGTACGTTGCTTTTCTCGTGCTTGACGACATTGGCACCAAGAGTTTGCGTCCTCCTATTGAGCCGACATGGATAATGGAAACCTCACCGCAGAATTACCAGTGGGGCTACACGTTTGCTTTAGATGATATGCCAACTAAAGGTGAGTTTAGCGCCGCTATTAAAGCAATCGCTGACGCGGGCTATACTGACAGTGGCGCGATTAACCCCGTGCGTAATTTTCGCCTTCCTGCGTCAGTCAATTTGAAGCCTGACCGTGCGTCGTTCAAATCTATCCTTGTGGAGTTTCACCCTGAGCGTGAATTTACGCTTGACCAAATTTGCTCGGCGCTTAACGTTCACCCGTCTGCGGCTGACACGGCGACAGTGCGCCCGATTGCTATCATCGACACGGGTAATGATGACGTGCTGGAATGGCTATCTTCGCGTGGTGACGTGATGGAGTCCGCTAACGCTGAGGGGTGGGTTGGGGTTGTTTGCCCTAACCACGCTGAGCATACAGACGGGCAGTTGATGGGCAGATACCACCCGCTTAACCGCGCTTACTGTTGCTTTCATGGTCACTGCGCGTCGTGGGATAGCCGTACTTACCTCGCATGGGTAGCTGAGATGGGCGGCCCTAAACACTCACATGGTCTTCGTGAAGAAATACTTGCAGAGGTGATGCACACAGCGATTAACAAACTCGAACCCACTGATATGTTCAGCACTGACGCGGCGGCGGCTATCATTGCAGAAGTCGAGCAGAAGGAAATCGCGCGGCTTGAAAAGGCGGAGTGGTATCAACGCTTTGCTTACGTCATGTCAGACGACTCTTATTTTGATTTGCAAAACCGTCGTGAATTCTCACGTCAGACGTTCAACGCCGTGTTTCGTCATGTGTCGTGCAAAAGTATTCACTCTGACCGCAAGATAGAGGCCGCCATGAGCTTTGACGAGAACCGTCAGGTGATGGGCGCTAGAGTGCTGGCAGGTATCACCTTTGCCGCTGGTGACTCGGTGATTGCTATGCGTGACGGTGAATTGTATGGCAACCGATGGCGTGACGCCCGTCCAGATTCATCTCGTGGCGGAAATTTGGGTGGCAATATATCCCTATGGCTTGACCACTGTAAATCGCTTGTTCCTGACGAGCGTGAGCTGGAACACATTTGGAATTACATGGCGTTTAAGGTGCAGAATCCGCGCGTTAAGATTAACCACGCTATTCTTCACGCGGGTGGTCAAGGTATCGGTAAAGATACGATGTATGCCCCATTCATTTACGCCGTGTGTGGACCTCATTTGCGTAATTACTCGCTTATGTCTACTGACACCATTCAGTCCGCGTGGGGCTATCATTTAGAAGCAGAGGTTATTGTTATTAATGAGCTTAAAGAAGCCGACAGCGCCGCCCGTCGGATGCTAGCCAACAAACTCAAGCCTGTTATCGCCGCGCCACCTGAGATGCTATCCGTTAACCGTAAAGGCCTTGCCCCGTATAACCTTGTAAACCGTCTTGCCGTGCTTGCGTTCTCTAATGACCGTGTGCCGTTGTCACTCGAATCGGGCGACCGTCGTTGGTTTGCTACTTGGAGTACGGCGGAGCGTCTTGCGCCGCAATCAGCTACCGCTATATGGAAATGGTTTAATGACGGCGGTGGGTATGACCTTATTGCTAACTGGTTGTTCTTGCGTGATGTGTCTGCGTTCAACCCTGCTGCGCCTGCGCCTATGACAGACTTTAAAATGTCACTGGTGCAGAATAGTCTGTCCGCTGTTGAGTCGTCGCTGCTTGACATGATTACGCTGCGTATGGGTGAGTTTGCATCCGGTGTGATTGCCTCTCCCTTTCAAGCCATTTGTGAACGCGCCGCTATGTCGTTTGGCAGTAAACAATTCCCGCCTGCTGCTTTGTTTCATGCACTCGAAGAAGCCGGTTGGGCTGATAAGGGAATGTGCAATTCGCGCTCGTCTAAGACTAAGAAACACATTTTCTGCGCACCTGAGTTTGCGCACATGAGCAAGTCTGCGTTGCGTGATGTGGCAGAGCAGAAACCTGTTGCAAAAGTTGTAGCGATTAAGTAGACTAGTTGCAACAATTCTCTCTAATTGTTAGTTCATGTGTACTTAAAGTGTTCCCCAATTATCGGCTCGGATGATTGGGGAATTTTTTTGGCATTTGGTTTCGTGGCAAAATTTTGCAAATCGTTTCGTGGCAAAAATTGAGCGTTCATTAGATTTGAAATCCTAGCCCATACCAGAATTGAAATCCTGAGCCTTCAAATATACGCGTTTTATCACATTCACGTGTGATTTTACGCGCGCGCTTGTCATTGTATAGGGCGTTTTTATAGCCTTTACTGGCTTGCTATTCGATGATTGAATGTTAGGCAATAGGCTAGTATTGCTAAACTATTTATCGCAGTGTAACGGGCTTTATACGTCGTTAAATGGTAAGCAATAAAAAAGGCCTGTTAAGGCCTTGTTATTGTTTCAGGCAATAAAAAAGGGCGGTCATTAGCCGCCCCTTGTTTAGCTTTCCAGTAATATCGCCAAAATGGCGAACTTTACCAGTATCAGAAATATTATTATCATCTTTTAACCCCGAAAAATTCAAGTATTAAATACTGCACTTCTCTAACGTCGTTTAAATCGTCACTGTTTAAGCCAAAATCCTCACAAAACAGTGTTTCGTTTAAATCGTCATAATACCATTCACAATTTAGACAATTTTCTAACTGTAAACGCAATTTTAATGCGACGTCAATGTTTTCTATTTTATTAATAGAGTTTTTAATGTTATCAATTGTATTCATTGTTGCGCCTATTGAATCAAAGTTTTTAACGTTCTAAACATAACCCGCGCGGCGGCTACACTTTCAAAAGTTAACCAACAAGCGTTAACGCCGCGCGCGTCATCACGTAACTTTACGTCATACCCTACGCCGCCGTTATGAAACAAAGATAAATCAAAATCATCATTAGTAATAATATCACCATATCCGCACAAAAAAGCGTAGACGGTACAACCACCGCCGTTTTTTAAGTTAAATTTTTTCATTACATCACCTCACGAATTGAAAATTTATAGTTAGACTTGTCTAGCTTGTACTCTTTAACGTTTGCATATCGCGCCGTTAAACGTAACCGCCCCTGAACGCGATATAAGTCTTTAAATAGTGCAATGGCTTGGTGGTAACTGGTTGCTTCAACCCTATAATTGAATAATTCGTCGTCATTTATTAAATATGTTTTCATTTTATTACTTCCAACTATCAACGTAAATTTTCACACCTTTAATGACAATATAAAGACACGCTACGTTAGAAAAACATGACGCATAAACGCGGTATTCTTTATTTCCAACTAACGCTTTTTTGCCGGTGTTTAGCTTTTTACCGTAACCGGTCGCAGTTTGCATTAAACCGCGCGTGTGATACCACATAGGGGCGTCGATAAAATCAAGATATATTGTTTTCATTAGTTGTCTACCCCGTATTCAATCGCAAACAAGGGCCGGCGCGTTGAACGTTCGACGATAACAATATTGTATTGGTCGTCTTCAATTGCACATTTACCCGCGCTTTTTTCAGATAGATAACCGTTATCGCGAAAATATTTTAATAGTCTACGCGCGGTCCAGTGTATTGCATCGGCGTCAATATCGCCCGCGTCATACCACGCGTTCCACGTGTACCCGTCACACTCGCGCCACGCGTCAATTGATAAAATTCTATATGTTTTCATTTTGTAAGCCTTATTTTTATTAGGTGCAAAATTACACCGCATAACGCGCGACCTAATCACGCGTTACACGCTGGAATCTTTACGCGGTCCACGCCTTGCAAGCGCGCCGGCTTAAATAATAAACGGCGCTGCTATCTGATAGCCGATATTCTTTTACCATAGCGCGCGCCTCTTTTATAGTGTCAAACGCGTCGACGGTTTCAAGGTATCCGGCGCTTTTACGTTGAATGTAAATCATAGCGCAGCCCCTACTTTTGACGCGTCAAAACAAAATGAATACCCGCGCCCGTCTGCGCTGTCACCATATCGCATATTGTCTAAATTCCAATTTAACTCATGTTTAACGACAAGCGCTTTTACGGCTTCAAAATGACAGTCAACGCCGTCGAATTCATGTGGGTATGAAATAGTGACTTCAAAACCTTTAAAGGTGCCATGAGCTGCAGTATAGGCTTTAATTCTACTACCGCGTGAATTTGAAACGGGTAGATATTTAGTATGAATTGCAATCATTGTTATTTTCTCTATTGTTAGTTAGTGTAAGCGGTCGCCGGGATTGACGACTTGCAAAACATTATAGAGCAATAAAAAATAAATGCAATACTTTTTGTTACAAAAGGGTGTTTTGTGGTTAGTGGTAGGTATTATGTAGTCAGTTTAAAGGGTGATAGACTACCCACGCGCAAGCCCGTGTCGT